AAGTGGTGGACGGCTGGGATTGTGCCGATGCGATTTTGGTGGACGGCTGGGATGGCGCGCGCGTTTTGGCGTTTTTTGGCCGTGCCCAGCCTCTCGTATCACCTGAGGCCAATTCGGCTAGCCTGGGTGATTCTGGCAAGCCTGTGGGCCGTTTGGCGGCAGTGCTGGATGATGATTTTGCACGCGCATCCGCTGACGCAGCGGGGGCGGGGTTCGGCCCGGTCAATGAGGATGATGCGTTTGCTGACCATTTGATGTTCATGGTGGATTCGCTCAAGCTCAAGGGGGTGCATGAGATTGGCGTGAATCGCAAGCTGTTGATCACGGCGCTGCGCAAGGCGCCGGCGCTGCACGGGTGCCTGGGCTATAACGAGCTGACCGGCTCGCCCGGTACGCGGCGCCCGTGGCCGTTCAGGGCTGTGCCCGGGCCGCTGAAGGACACTGATGATTTGGCGCTGGGTGACTATTTGTGTGGCAAATACAAGCTCAAGCCTGCATCACGGGCGAGCCTGAGCGAGGCGATCGAGACGGTGGCTGATCAGCATCGCTATCACCCGGTGCGCGATTGGCTGCATGCCCAGGCGCATGATGGCACGCCACGGCTGGACAAGTGGCTGATTTATGTGCTGGGTATGGACCCGGCCACATTGAGCCCCAGGCGCAAGCGTTACCTTGAGCTGGTAGGCAGATACCTGCTGATTGGGCTGGTGGCGCGTGTCATGGAGCCGGGCTGCAAGTTTGACTATTCGCCGGTGTTTGAGGGCCTGCCCGGGGTGGGTAAATCGACTTTTGTGAAGACGCTGGTGGGGGCTGAGTTTTTCAGCGACACGCACTTTGACATTGGCAATGGCAAGGATGGGTTTGAGCAGCTTGAGGGGCTGTGGGGCTACGAGCTGAGTGAGTTGACGGCCTTGCGCAAGGCGGACTCTGAGCAGGTGAAACAGTTCTTCAGCTCCACGGTGGACCGCTTTCGCGGCGCTTATGGCAAGTATGTGCAGGCACATCCACGCCAGTGCGTGATTTTTTGTAGCACGAACAAAAAGCAGTATTTGTATGACTTGACGGGTAACCGCCGGTTTTGGCCCATTTGGATTGATCAGCAGATCAAGCTGGCATGGTTGCAGCGTCAGCGTGGGCAGTTGTTTGCTGAGGCGCTGGCGGCTTATCAGGCGGGTGAGGTGTATGCACCGAGCCGCGAGGATGAAAACGAGTTCTTTTTGCCAGAGCAAAAGTTGCGCCTGGTGGAAACCGCCGTGCAAAGCCGTTTGTATGAGCTGCTGACCCGTGAGGGTGCGCCCAGCGGTGAGGGCAAGTTAACGAGTGACTTGAACCAGCTGGTGAAGTTTGTCACGCTGGACCGGCTGGTGAGCGCGTTGGGGGCGGATGCCGCCAAGTCGAGCAGCTTGCTTGAGGGTCAGATCAGGGGCTGGCTGGAGGCGCATGGCTGGAGCTATGGCCGTGAGAGCACTGGGCAGCGCAGGCGGGGTTACAAGCAGCCTGAGGCCTGGCCCCCGTTGATTGATGATGATGAGGGTGCAGCCGCACCCCGAACCCCGGCACACGCAGCCGGGAGTGAAGAGGGCGCCGACGATGAACCATTTTGACCAGGGAAGGCCGTGCGTGGCCGAAAAGGTCGTGGTTCTTGAATCGCGCCGTGTTGTTGTGGGTGCCAGACGCAAGATTGGCAGCACCCACAGTGGCGCGGTAGCGGGGATGTCGGCGCACGGGCCCATGACGTAGCCCACCCAGTCGCGCCGTGCAGGCGTCTGAATGGTGCGGATCACGTCGCATCCGTCCAGCCGTCCAGCATTTGGCAATGAGCGCACAGCGCCGGTCAATTCAAGGAAAACCGGGTTGGAGCCGCTGCATTGTCCAAAGCGCGCGATTACTCAATGCGGGCACGTGATGTGTGCGTGTCGCGCGCTCGCGCTCGCACCCGAGCGATTTGTGTGTGTGTGATGACATCAATGTAAATAAGTGGACGGCTGGACGGACCCGGCAACAAAGGACAGCAATGAAAACAGTGGAACAACAGATCGCAGACATCAAGGCCCACATGCCTGAGACCTACAAGGCGATTCAGGCCAAGGCGGCTGTGATTGGCAAACCAGCCTTCGCCCTGGTGCGGCGTGGCCTGCGTGGCGAGGCTAACTGCTTCTATGCCTTTGAGCGCGGCCATGTGGTAGGCACGCCATTCAGCCTGGTCGAAGTCACCCGGGACATTGCCCAGTACATGGTGACCTTCGGTGTCAGCCATGCGGTGGTCTGGGCTGCCTCTGATGATAAAAAACAAGGGGTCGAAGATGGCGAGAATTGAATGGGTCAAGCATCGGCTTCAGAATTGGGCTTTGTGGAAAGACCGTGAAAACTGTGGTGGCCTGGGCTTTGCCACACAGTCTGTGCTGTTGTCCGAGCCCAGCGGTGGCTACCGTGAGTCGGTCATTCCCATCGACGATGTGGATGCGTCAGTCACAAACACGGCAGTGGAGTCGCTCAAGCCTGCCAGATCGCATCTTTACATGACGCTACAGCATGTGTATATCCTCAATCATGGCATCAAGGAGACGGCTCGCTTGATGGCCCGAGCCGAATCAACCATCAGCGCCAACCTCGATGCGGCTGACCATGCGTTGTCCGAGTGGTTTGGTAATCGGGCTGAGCTGCAAAAAAAGAGTTTGTCTACATAGACTTTACTGCTACATTTCAGGCAAGCTGTGCAATACGTGTGTGCAGCAACCCGATATAACCCGCCTGATGTGAGTCATGCGGGTTTTTCTTTGGCTCACAATGCAAATCGACGTCCGCGACAACATCAAGGAAGTGCTTGCTGGCATGGATCAGTACAGGCGTGATGTGGTGGATAAGGCCATACCGCGTGCCCTGAACCGCACGGGTGAGATGGCAGTCACGCAAGGCGCACGCGAGATGCGCGATCAGGGCTACAACTTCACAGTGACCGAAATCAAAGCGGCAATGAGTTTGCTGAGAGCAACGCAAGGCAAGCTGGTCACTTCAATCAAGGTCAGACGCAAGGTCAAGAGCCTGATGCAGTTCAGCCCACGGGAATCCAAGGCCGGCGTGACAGTTAAAGTGTTGGGCCAAAAGAAGCTGATCAAAGGCGCATTCATTGGGCAACTGAGCAATGGCAGGCAAGGTGTGTATGTGGAGGATAAGAGCGCCGGCAAGACTGTGTTGCGCCACTCCAAGCAATACAAGAAGGGTAGCCGCGGTGGTTGGCATGACTTCCCCATCCGCAAGCTGTATGGCCCCAGTGTGGGTGGCTCTTACTCTACTGATCGCATCCAGCAGATCATGGGCAAGATGATCACCACGACCTTTGCCAACCGGCTCGAACATGAGATTGCTTACCTGTCTCGCTGAAAATCCAGGGTCCTCCCGACCAAAGAAAAACGCGCAGTCCATGACCCCGAAATTCGGCTAGTTTCCGAAATTGCTGGGGGGTTATAAACATAGAGGGCGCCAGTGGTGCCCACCAGGATAGAACATCATGCCCACGCAAAAAGAGATCGCCAAGCGCCTTGATCTGTCGCAGCCTGCGGTGAGTCAGCACATGACTGAGTTGGGCATCGCCTGGAAGACCACCAGCCTGGACGAGATCACGGTGGCGTACATCCGCAAGCTGCGTGGTGCTGCCTCGGGCCACACCTCGAATGATGGTGAGGTCGACCTGACCCGTGAGCGGGCCGCGACTGAACGTGTTGACCGAGAGCTGAAGCTATTTTCGTTAGCCGAAAAGAAGGGCCAACTGGTGAGCCTGGAACAGCTTGAGCCTGAGCTGGCCCAGATGATTGGTGCTTTCCGCACTGAGCTGCAGTCCTTTGGCGACAAGATCAAAACCGAAATCGACGCGCTCTATGGCATCACCCTGGACGCACAACTCATTGAAGACCATGTCCGTGACTGCCTCGCCCAACTCGCTCGATACGACCCAGAGCGTCAAGGCACTGGTGCGTCGGCTCGCGCGGCTGCTGACGCCACGGGAGAAGCTGACTACCACTGACTGGGCGCGGCAATACCGCCGCATGTCCTCCAAAGCCTCGGCCAAGCCTGGCATCTACAACCCGGCGATCACGCCGTGGGTGGTGGGCATCCATGAGGCGCTGGACGACCCGAAAATTTTCAAAGTGGTGTGCCGGAAGTCGGCCCAGGTGGCATGGACCGATGGCGTGCTGTTGAACTATGTCGGGCGCCGGGTGGACATTGACCCGGTGCCGATGATCATCATGTTTGCCAAGACCGAGGCGGCCAAGCAGTTCAATGATGAAAAACTGACGCCGATGATCGAGGTCACGCCTCACCTTGCGGTGCGTATTCCGATTCATAAGGTGCGCGATCGTGACAACCGGTGGGACTTCAAGAGTTTCCCTGGCGGGTTCCTGAAGCTGGTGGGCTCCAACAGCCCCAGCTCGGTGAAGTCCACGCCCGCGCCGGTGGTCGCAGTGGAAGAGCCTGATGATTGCAATGCCAACGTCAAGGACCAGGGTGACACCATCACGCTGCTTGAAGAGCGCACCAAGTCCTACACGCGGCGCAAGGTAATCTTTGGCGGCACGCCCACGGTGGAAGGGTTCAGCCGGATCGATGCGGCCTACAAGTCAAGCGATCAGCGTGAGTTCTGGGTTCCCTGCCCATCGTGTGGTGAGAGTCAGGTACTGTCATGGGGTCAGGTGCGCTGGACCAGTGACCCAGAGCTGCAGCATGAAGTGTTCGGCCATGCGGTGCCCGAGTCCGCCAGATACTGCTGCCCGCACTGTGGTGGTCTGTGGACGGATGCAGAAAAGACCCGCGCTGTGCGACAAGGTGTGTGGAAGGCCTCGGCGGCATTTCATGGCATCGCTGGCTTCTACATCAACGAACTTTACAGCCCGTTCCCTGGCAGCCTGATGCCGCGCCTGGTGGAGAAATACCTCACCGCGCAGCACGCCCTGACGCAGGGTGACGACACCAAGCTGCGCAGCTTTCGCAACAACACCGAAGGCCTCGCCTATGCTTACCAGAGCACGGTGCCGGATGCCGAAAAGCTCCGGGCCCGCGCCAAGGAATACGCCGAGCTGACAGTGCCGTGGGGTGGTGTGGTGCTGACTGCTGGCGTCGACGTGCAGCACGATCGCCTGGCCATCGTGATACGTGCGTGGGGCAGGGGAGAAGAGAGCTGGCTGGTGTGGTGGGGCGAGATACCCGGGCGCACCCTGCTGGTGAATTGGGATGATGACGGTAGCCTGAATCAAAAGCAATCTGGTGTCTGGTGGGATCTGGATCAGCTGCTCGCCGGTGGTTTCACCCATGCCAGCGGGGCCATGCTTCGCATCCGCGCCGTCAGCATTGACAGCTCGGACGGGCAGACGCAAGACGCGGTCTACAGCTATGTGCGCAGGCGGCTCAATCGGGGGTTCATGGCCGTCAAGGGGAAATCGGTTGAAACCAATAAGGATGTGTTCAGCGCACCGAAGATCAGCGTGGACACCAATGGCCGCCACAAGCCGCACCCGTCAGGCATCCGCCCGTACATGGTCGGCACACAGACGGCCAAGGATTTGATTTTGGGCGTGGATGCACAGGGCGGACGCATCAAGCTCGATGGCTCTGGACCTGGACGCATGCACTGGATGAAGACGGTGCGCCCTGACTATTACGACCAGCTCACCGCCGAAGTCAAAGTGCCCCACAAAAGTGTGCGCGGGCGATTGGTCTGGCAGTGCAAATCGGGCCGCCGCAATGAGGCGCTGGACTGCGAGGTCTATGCCCTGCACGCGGCGCGGTCGATGAAAGTGAATTTGTGGCGAGCTGAGCGTTGGGAGGCTGAAGAGTCTGCCATCAAGCAGCCCGCCCTGTTTGGCGAAGCCCCTGCAGCCGTGGTGTTACCCAGCTCAGTGGCGCAGATTGACAGCGAGATAACCCCCCCCAGCGCAGCCGATGTCAGCAATGACGTGAACGAGGAAACGGAAAACCCTGGGCCTGGCAAGCCCGAAGCCGTTGTGCACACGTCTGCACCGAAGGTCAAACAACAACAACCCGCACCGGCCCCCAAACGTGGTGGCTGGAGCGCCAAGAACTGGTAACCCATGAACATCTTTGCAACGCTACCCAGTGGTGACAGCGCCACCTGGCCGGATGACCCTGTCACCCTGCCGGATGGCCGCACCGCTGATGCCACCAGTTGGACGCTCACCTACTACCTGCGTGGGCCCGTGGCGCTTGACATTGTGGCCACCGCCAGTGGTAAGGGCTGGAGCACCACGCTAAGCGCTGCTGCCAGCCTGGTGCTGACGGCTGGTACCTACGCCTGGACCGCCATCATCACCAGTGGTATGGAGCGCATCACCGTGGGCTCTGGCCAGCTCACCATGACGCCGGACATGACCTCGCTGGCGGGTGTATACGACCCCCGCAGCATCGCGCAGCGCGCCCTGGAAGCCTGCGAAGCCGCCATGGCCACCTTCAACGCCACCGGCGGAAAAATCAAGAAATACGAGATCGCAGGCCGCACGATGGAATTTCAAACCATCGGCGACCTGATGACCTTGCACAGCTTCTGGAAAGCCAAGGTTTTAAGTGAGCAAAGCGCCCAGTCCATTGCCAGTGGCCTGGGTAACCCCCGCAATCTGTTTGTCCGTTTTGTAAAGCCGTCATGAATACACCCGTTGCAAAAACATGGGAGACCGCCTCACGCGTGGCCCTGCCGACCGGCATGGTGGTGCCTGACCTCAGTGTCAAGCGCAGCCAGGTGCTCACCGCGTGGAACGCCAAAC